TCTTAAATCGTTAAGTGCGATAGTATAGCTACCTGGTCCGGTAGCTCTAACTAATGAAGCACCTCTTAACGAGTTGGTAATTTCTAATGGCATGTTATCTTATCCCCATTGATTTGCGTCGGCGTAATGACATTTTTCTTTTCATTATTGTTCGTTTCAATTTCGCCTTGCCTTTTGTTTTCCAATATCTTTTTAACATTCTGGATTTGTGAATTCTTGTTGCAGCAGGAATTCTTTTTACTGTATTACCAGAAATTCTATAACCTTTAATTGCTGATCTACGAACGTTTCGTTGTAAAGTAATTTTACCTTTTTTATTGCGACGAATACGACGACGAATCTTTTGTATTCTACCTGATCTAACAATATTTACAGGACCAGCTTCACTTAATTCTTCCACATCATAATCAAAAGATTCATTTGCAATTTGTTTCTTTTGTTCCTCTAATTTACGATCAAGTATCTCGAACAGTTGTTCGTAAATCAATTCTTTAAATTTATTCAAATCTCCATTAAGAATAGATTCTATAGTGTTCATTCTATTTTTAATGAAAATTCATGGAACTTATCAAACATTTCTGAATCATTTAGATTTTGTTCCATTTTTATTTTATTTTCTTCACTTAAACTATTATAAAGTTTTAAAATATCTTTTGCTGTTTCTGGTTCCACCGATCTTGAATCAGTTTCAAACCAAACTTCTTGACATTCACCATGTTCTACAATATGTTTTAATGATTCCAATACAGACATTTCTTCAGCTTGTAACGGTGCATCAATACCTGGACCGTAAGGTATACTAAAATGTTTATCCAATAAATGGTTATAGTATAATGCTATTTTAGTTCCATCTGGATACACACGTATTGCTTCTCTTTTTAAAACTAATACAAATGGAGGATCCTTTAAATTTAATCTTAAAGGTTCTTCAACAATCATATTACTTTTTACTACATTTTCTTTTACTGCACGGCGAGCTTGTGTATAAATTTGTTTGTTGTTAGAGATTAAATCTGCCATCTTATTAAAAAGATTACGCATAATTTCACGATCCGCATTGTTAAACACAGGACGATCTTCACCCATCTTATCCATAATACGATGAATGCGTTGTATCTGTGCCTTGTTTGCAAGACCGGCACGGATCAAAGAATCGAACTTTGAATAGTCTTTTTTCTCTTCCTCGGTAATAGATTTGAATTCAAGCAACGATTTCATTATTATCTTTAATCTTTATCCCAACCTGGCTTAGTTCTATCCAAAGCACGATAAATACCTTTTGCTCGTTTTTTCATTGTTTTTTGCGCTTTATCAAGTTGTGCTTTTCGTTTTTCATGGTACTCCATATGACCGCCGCCTCCACGGCTGCTTATGATAATATGTTTTGCTCTATTTTCAGCATCATCTTTACGTTCTACCGCCGCACTATAAGAATCTTGTGCTTTATTTGTATATTTTTTTAAAGTTTCTTTTGATAACTCATCAAGTTGTTCACCGTCATATTCTACTTCTTCTGCATAGGCTTCTTCATCTTCTAATTCTGCAACAGCATTATCCAAATCAAGTTCTGGTTCTTCTGTAGTACCAAAAATTGCACCAGCAATTTGTTGTTTACGTGCATCTAATGACTCAAAAGATTTTTGTGATAGAATCTTATCCAGTTCTTCTTTTGCTGCAATGTTGTCACCTAATGCAACAAAATCAACAAAATTTCTTACGTTTTCCATTAGGATTCTCCTTATTTATTTTGTGGCATATTTATCTACATCCGCATCAAGTTGCGGTGTAGGTGATTCCATACCACTATTATCTTGTCCATTATCTTGTGGTGGCATCTCTGGTGGTGGAGCTAACATAGGACCAGCTTGTTCAGCATCCATCTGTGCTTGCATTTCTTCAATATCTTCTTCTGATTGACGAAGAATATTTTTCTTAATCCATTCAACCGAATAGTATTTGCCAACAAAAGGATCAACAGTAATTGCCAGATTTAAACGTTCACGCAATACTTCTGCATCACGCATCTCAATGTAATCATTGTCACGTTTAAAATCATAAACTATTTCATCTTTGATTTGTTCCCATTCTTCTAGTGTACAAATACCTTTTAACACCAGTTGAATTCGTAGAGCATCGTCAAACAATTGAGTAAATTTGTTACGTAATCTAGAAACAAATTTTGAGAATTTAACCTCATCTCTGTTGACTTCCGATACTCTACCTAAGCCTATCATACCACCTTGTTGTGGTTCTAAGCGTGAATAAGGAACATTAAGCGATTGAAGTAGTTTCTTTTGGAAATACTTTACGTCCTCTAATTCCCCAAGATTTTGTCCGGCTGGCAGAGTAGTAATCTCTGTTCCCTTCCCGCCCTCGCGGCGTGGTAGCCAGAAGTCCTCTAACATCGATAAGTGTTTACGATCATCACGCAGTTCGCCAGTGTTAGCATCGTAGACCATCTTGTTACGATACTTAATCATAACATCACGTAGATATTGTTCTGCTTTACCTTTAGGTAAATTACCTACGTCAATGTAGAATACTCGACGTTCTGGTGCTCTAGAAATTCTGTAGATAACAATCGCATCTTCAACCATACGAAGTTGATTAAGAGGCTTGATTGCTTTGTGTAGATAGGAAATAACAAATGTATTCTTTGCATCTGTTAATCCTGAGTTAATATTAATTACTGACTCGGGTGCAATGCGAACACCAGCATTTACTTGTGCAGTATATGTTTGTGTTGATGTACCACGATCATTATACACGTAATATTCGGCAATAGATTTAATAATCATTGCTCCGGTTTTTGCATCACGTTCTTTTGCTATTTCACGTACTTTACGAATCTTACGTGGATCAATGTAACGTAATTCTTTTACACCTTCTTTAGGATTCTTTTCGTCAACAACAACGTGATAGTAGATTCTACCATCAATATACCAACGTTTAAATAAATCGTCAGCAAGATTGTTGAAGTTCAACATAGAGAGAACTGTTTTAAATTCTTCTCTAATTTTTTTTCTAATAGTTTCTGGTTGATTAACATTGTCTGTTATTACATCAACCACTTGTCCATCAAGACTATGTGATATGGCTTCATTGACAATCTCATCAATTGCCATCTCACACTCTGGATGATTAGACATTTCACGATAACGTGTGATTAACTCCAGTTCATTACGTACTGCGCCTTCTAAATCAACGTATGTACCGTAATAAGCATTGGAAGTAATAGTAACTGCGCCATCATCGAGCGCAGCAGTAGGTAGGGTAAACGTTGGTTGTTCAGGTTTTTGATCCTGAACAATGTCTGGTTTCCCTAACGTGAATCCGAATAATTTAATAGCTATTTTAGGTGCCTCTCATTCTATAAAAATGGAATAGGGGTTTCCCCCTATCCCTCATTAGACAACACCATCGTCAATCGATTCCCACCACTGATACGCAAGAGTTACTGAGAACTCCTCAATCGTATCATTCGAACCCCAATCTAAATCAATTGGAGTGATATCGGTTGGGAAACAACCTACAAATCGATAGTTTTTAATATTGTCACCCTTTTTGCCGAACTGAGTTACGGTTGCATCTACTGAGTATGAACCGACTAGTAAAGCAGCTGGATTTCTAATATTAGTTGCATGACCATTGATTGCATTCATCCATCTCTCAAACGCATTACGGATTACAAAATCCTCATCGTTGATAACTGTAACTGTCCAATCCGTAAATTGTCTATTCCCTGCAAACTTTAATTCACGACCAAAGTATTGAACTGGCACAGTACCAATTGTAGAACCTGGTAACTGTGCAGTCTTACACATAAATGTTAATTTACTTTGTGCGTTTGCTGGACTAGAAAAAATTGGAAAAGGCATACTAACTTCAAACAGATTCGGACGAGCTCCGTCACCTGCCATTTGAGAGCGGAATTCATTTACTGAAAATGCCATTTATTTTCTCCTGTTTCTCTTTATTTATTAGAAGCGTCCAACGATTTCTTCAAAGCTTACGCCAGTACGAACGGCAACAAAGTTCAGACTGAATGAAGTTAACTGAACGTGCTGGTTTAATGTAAATGTCACCTACAAATTCATTACGATCAATTACTTCAGCAGTGTTATTTGTTTCATCACAAACAACACGGTAGTCTGTAATACCACGACGACCTTTTACATCACGCAGATATGGTTCTACGATAGAAACAAACTGTGCTCTTGTAAATTGATCATTAAATTCAAACAGAGATGAACGAGATGCACGGGAAATTGTCTTTTCTAAAGCAATGAATAAACGGCGAACGTTGATTCTGTCAAACGCTGATGGCTTAGCTAGTAATGTTTTGTCTCCAAACAATACTGTACCTTCTCCAGAGAACGTCACTACTGGATTTACACCTTTAACATATAGATCATCACGTTCTGCTTGTGTTGGATTCCATGCTAACTTAATGCTGTTACGGATTTGACCACGATTGAAACCACCAGGTGAGAACCATGGGTCACGTTCAGCATCAGTACGAGCACATAGGCCTGCGATATCACCGTTTAGTGGTACCCAACGGTATACGTCATTGTATTTGTCGTATTGATACTTCCAACCAGAATCCATGATTCCATATGAAGTTGATTGTAGAACGTTTCTATAAGCAACAACATTTGTTGTTGGATCAGATGCATTTACAACGTCAACGTAACGTGGTGAAACTACTGCGATACAATCTTTTCTGTATTCGCAAACATTATTAATTACATAATTTGCTACAGCATATTCATCAGCAGCAATTGAACCTACTGATGCACCAGTTACTGGAGGACAAATTGCAAATGAAATATCAACTTCATCTACATTCTTGAATAAGTCCCAACCAACTAATACATCAGCATTTGTTGCTGTACCATCAACACCACCAGATAAACTCTTTGTTAAGTTTACTGCGTTTGATAGAGTTGTTGCTGCGAAATCAGCAGTTGCTAATGAACCCCAAGCTGGTGATGCTGAAATTGCATGATCCATCCAATAAACATAATTTGAATTTCTAGAAACAACTGTTGCATAATAAATTGTATTGTTTGCACTATCTTTTGCATCTGATGCTAGTGATAAGAAAGCAAACTTTTCTAGAACAGTTCCTTTTGTTCCACTCCAAACACCATCTTCATCAACTACAACAACGTGAATTTCATCATTTGAACCGTCTCTTGCTAAAACATAATCAGAAGTTCCTGGTGCTGCTGAAAATTGATCAGCATATTGCCAACGTGCAGTTGCGGAAGCTGTTGAAATAGCATTTGCAGAAAATGCAGCATTAACAGTTAAAGATGTCGCTGAAGCAATTGCAGTTACTGAACGTTCAATACCACTAATAGTAATTAATGAACCAACAACTAGTTCTGTTGTGAAAGCTGAACCTGTTGCAGTAACAGTTGTTGAACCAGCAGAAACAGCAAATGTTGAACCACCAGTTAGTGTTGTAGGTCCAAAAACTGAACCATTAGGACAAATTGAAACTTTTAAACTATCACCTAATGTTCCTGGATATTTTGCTGCCCATGCACCAACTGAACCTTGTCCTGTTGAATAATTTGCTTCATATGCAGCTAGATTTTTAATTAGTACACCAGAACCATCAGCAGTTGAATTTCTTGCTGCTGATTGTACAACACGAACAACTTTTAAATTGTTGCTATATGATAAGAAATTTGCGCCTTGGAAAAATGTGGTTGCATTAGTAGAATTTGGTTGTCCAAACTTATTTACAAAAGTTTTTTCGTTGTCAACTAGGGTAACTACTTCTACTGGACCCCATTGAAACTGACCAACTAATCCACCACCAGTTGAGCCAACTGCTGGAATTATATTAGTTAAATCAATTTCACTAACGCTAACTCCAGGGGAAATGCGAAATGCCATGTTTTTAATCT